CCCTACGAGCTCGTCTCGGGCGACCTCGAAGGCGTCACCTATTCCTCGATCCGCGCCGGCCTCCTCGAGTTCCGCCGGCGCATCGAGCAGCTGCAATATTCGGTGATCGTCTTCCAGTTCTGCCGGCCGGTGTGGGAGCGCTTCGTGCGGCTTGCCGCGCTCTCGGGCGCGATCGACGCCCGCGGTCTCGATCGCGATCCGGCCGCCTTCCTCGCGGCAGAATGGCTCCCGCCGAAATGGGACTGGGTCGATCCGCTCAAGGACGCGCGCGCCGAGATCGAGCAAATCCGCGCGGGGCTCAAGAGCCGCAGCCAGTCGATCGCCGAGCGCGGCTACGACATCGAGGAAGTTGACGCGGCGATTGCCGCCGACCGCGCCCGCGAAGAACGCCTCGGGCTTTCCTTCGACAATGCGGTTCAAGCGCAAATGAAGGAGACGGCCGATGCCTGAGCTTTTCGTCCGCCGCGCCACCCTCGCGCCGCAGAGCGCCGATGCGGAGGCCCGCACCGTCGAGGCGGTGTGGACCACCGGCGCCGCGGTGCGCCGGCGCGACGCCGCCGGCGCCTATCTCGAACGCCTGTCGCTCGACCCTTCCGCCGTGGACCTCTCGCGGCTGATCGGCGCGTCGGTGCTCGATGCCCATCGCCAGTCGGCCGTGCGCGACGTGCTCGGCACGGTGCGCGATGCGCGCGTCGATGGCCGCCAGGGCACCGCCGTCCTGCAATTCTCGGCCCGGCCCGAGGTCGAGCCGATCTGGCAGGACGTGCTCGCCGGCATCCTGCGCCATGTCTCGGTCGGCTACACGGTCGAGCGCTGGCGCGACGACACCGATCCGGCGACCGGCGAGCGTATCCGCACCGCCGTCGCCTGGACGCCCATCGAAATCTCCCTCGTCCCGACGCCGGCCGATCCCGGCGCCACCATCCGCCAAGGAGGTACCATGTCCGATACCGAAACCGCGCCGGCCGATGCGCCGGAAAGCCCGCCCGCCGACCAAATCGAGACGCGCGCGGCCATCAATGCCGAAATCCGCTCCATTGCTCGCATCGCCGGGCTCGGCAGCGAGTTCGCGGACGGGCTGATCGACAATGGGGCGACCGCCGACGAGGCCCGCCGTGCCGCCTTCGAAGCGCTCGCGGCGCGCGGCGGCGGCACCATCCGCACCGAGCAGGTGCGCGTCGAGACCGGCGACAGCCACGATGATCCGGCGATCCGCGCCCGGCACATGGGCGAAGCGCTCTATGCCCGGATCAATCCGCAGCACCAGCTATCCGAGCTGGCGCGGCGCTACGCCTATGCGACCTGCGCCGAGATGGCGCGCGAGCTCCTTGTCTTGCGCGGCCATAACGTCACCGGCTTGTCGCCGGCGACGATCATCACCCGCGCGCTGCATACGACCAGCGACTTCCCGCTTATCGTTGGCGACACCATCGGCCGCACCCTGCGCGCCGCCTATCAGGCGGCACCGGCCGGCGTCCGCCGGCTTGGCCGCCAGACCACCGCGCGCGACTTCCGCACCGTGAACAAGATCATGCTCGGCGAGGCGCCGACGCTGGAGAAGCTCGACGAGCACGGCGAGATTCGCGCCGGCACCATGGCCGAGGCCAAGGAGGCCTACAAGGTCGAGACCTTCGCGCGCAAGATCGGCGTCACGCGCCAGGTGCTGGTCAATGACGACCTCGGCGCCTTCGCCGATCTTGCCCGGCGCATGGGACAGGCCGCGGCCGAAACCGAAGCGAGAGTCCTCGTCGATCTGCTCGAAGGTCCTTCGGGCAACGGGCCGACCATGAGCGACGGCAAGGCGCTGTTCCATGCCGACCACGGCAACAAGGCGGCCTCCGGCGGCGCCATTGCCGACGATACGCTGTCGGCGGCGCGGCTTGCCATGCGCAGCCAGACCGGGCTTTCCGGCCAGCCGATCAGTGCGACGCCGAAATACCTGCTCGTCCCGCCGGCGCAGGAAACGGTGGCCGAGAAGTGGCTTGCCACCATCGCCGCGGCGAAGGCGGCCGACGTGAACCCCTTCTCGGGCTCGCTGTCGCTGGTGGTCGAACCGCGGCTGTCGAGCGCCACGCGCTGGTATGTGAGCGCCGACCCGGTCGAGATCGACGGGCTCGAATACGCCTATCTCGCCGGCGGCGAAGGCCCGCAAGTCGAGACCAAGGCCGGCTGGGATGTCGATGGCGTCGAAATCCGCGTGATCCTCGATTTCGGTGCCGGCTTCATCGACTGGCGCGGCTGGTACGTCAACGCAGGCGCGTGATGTCCAGCGTCGCCGAACTCGAAGCCATGCGAGAGAAGCTCTTGCACGCGCGCTTCGCGGGTGTGCGGACGGTCGAATACGACGGCCGCCGCGTCACCTACGCGACCGATGCCGAGATGGCGGCGGCGCTCGCAGACTTGGAACGGCGTATCGCGGCGGCGCAGTCCGGCCGCGTGAGCCAGGTGCGCATTCAATCGACAAAAGGAGTCTGATCGATGAAGAACTACATTCAGGAAGGCCGCATGATCACCGTTGCCGCGCCGGCCGGCGGCGTGGCCTCGGGCGATGGCGTGGTGATCGGTGCCCTGTTTGGCGTCGCGAGCAAGACCGCCGCGGCCGGCGAGGCCGTGACCATCGCAACCACCGGCGTGTTCGACCTTCCAAAGCTGGTGAGCGCAGTGATCGCCGCCGGCGACAAGGTTTCCTGGGACGACGCCGCCAAGCAGGTCAACGTGCCCGGCACCGGCCGCTATCCGATCGGCACCGCGATCGAGGCGGCGGGCAACGGCACGATTATCGTGCGCGTGCGACTCGACGGGATCGCGACGGCGGCGGCGTGAGCGCAACGTCAGGCACGAAATGCATCTCCCTTCGTTGCTCTACCTCGGGCGAGTTCAACAATTCGCTCGACCAAACGATTGGGCGATTTCCATTTCATCGCGAGCTTATCGGGATCCATGCCGTATTCGGCTATGATGTCGCGCAGCTGCTCAAGATTGAGCTCGCCGAGCCGACCTCGAAGTACGTCCTCGCCCTCGCGGAATGCGCTGATTGGATCGAGAACAGCGGGGGATCGCCGTCCCCTCCGCGTTTGCTGTGCCCCGGCAGAGGTGGCGCTCCGAGCACGCCTTGCAGACTTCGGAGCGCCAAGGATTTCTTCGAGTCGCGAAGCAAATGCCGGATTCTGAGCTGCCTCATCGAGAATCACGCGAAAGACGCGGGCCAAACGGTCGCGAGTCGTCATTCACGCCTCCAGCTTCTTCCAGAGTTCATCGGTAAGCGACCTGTAGACGTCAACCACATCCTTCTTGCCATACTTTTGCGTAAGCGTGCCGAGTTCCACGGTCGATTCTGCTGTCCGCGAGATGTCAGTGTCCTCGGGAATGATCGTTTTGAACATCGGGGCGTCTTGCTCCTTGCGCAGCTGCTCTACCGTCTCGACGTGAAGCCGGTTCTGCACACGGAACTTCGAGGCAACGATTCCAAGCGGCTCGATCGGTTCGCCGATTTGCTGAGAGAACTCACGGACTCGCGTGACAATTTGCGGAATTCCGTAAGTCGACAAGATGTCAGGGATCGTCGGAATGATGTAGCCGCTCGCGATCCTCAGTCCGTTGAGCGTAACGATTCCGAGATTCGGCGGGCAATCGATCAATACCAGATCGTAGTCATCCAGGATGTCCCGCACTTGGCGGCGCAACAGATCAATGGGGTTGGTGGCGTAGAACTTGCCCGAGGGCACCGACGCCAGCCGATCCTGAACATCGATCAGATCAATGCTAGAAGGAAGGAGATCGACAGACCTAACGTCGCGCACGTTTGAAACATTCCGTTGTAGCGTCTTCTTCAGGTCGAACTGCGCCTTTTCGGGCTCAACGGCATCCTGGAAGAGGCGCGCAAGCGTGTGGCCCTGCTTGTTCAACTCTTTCCACTTCTCCTCATCGATCAGCATGATCGTCGCATTCGTCTGCGGATCGAGGTCGATGACGAGCACCTTCTTCCTAAACACGGCCGATGAGAACTCGGCCAGCGCGACCGTCGTGTGGGTCTTCCCGACGCCGCCTTTCAGGTTGATGCACGCAACCACGTGGGCCATGGGGATTCTCCTTGTCCTAAGCCACGCGCGCACTTGCGAACGACTGAAGACGGGACCCGATCGCAATTCGGCAATCGGCGGCGGAAAGCTCGCGAACCGGGCTCGCCAATTCGCTACTGCTTGCCGCGAGACGCCGGCCATTTCGGCAATCTCGTTGATGCCAACAAGGTCAGATGAGGGGTCGGTCATGATCGCGCTTGTGAACGCTGTAAACAAATACAGTGTACGCCGCTCACAGCGTCAAGAGCCGGAATGGGGGAATCGTGCGCCACCGCCTTCGGGCGCCAATGGCCGCCATAGATTTTGTTGACTCATTGTTGACTCGGTCGCATCCGGCGCGAGGAGCCCAAAAGCAAACGCCCGCCAAGCTTTTGACTTAGCGGGCGAATTTGGTTGCGGGGGTAGGATTTGAACCTACGACCTTCAGGTTATGAGCGGCGCGCAAAGGCAGAACGCGGGACCAGAGAAATCAGGCGCTTAGGCCGTAATGCATTGAACTGATTGAATCTCATTGCCGCATTCGGCCCCGTTCAACGGCATCGGACCGCACCCGCCGGATGACGACTCCGTTACGGCGGCGGACGTATTGCGGAGTTGAGAATCCCGATCTGTCCGCCTCGGCGCTTGGCCGATCTTCTGGCCGGTCTTGTTGTCGTGCATCGCGGCCGTACGTGCGGCCCTTTCCGCCCCTCTCCGCCCCTTTCTGCCTCTGCGCCGCTGCTTCGAAAAGAGCATCTTGCCTGCCGCGAAGGCTCACCGCTCAGTGACAGGCATGAAGCAACATCTGACCGAGCGATCCGTGAAGGCGCTGGTGCCGGCGATCGACCGCGACGTGCTCGTCCATGACGACGAGGTCACGGGCTTCGGCGTCTTCATTCTTCGCTCCGGCAAGCGCGGCTTCTTTCTCCGCTATCGCATCGCCGGCCGCGAGCGCCGCCTCACGATCGGCGCCTGGCCCACTTGGTCGGTTACCGCCGCGCGCGAGGAGGCGAAGCGGCTCAAGCGCGAAGTCGATGCCGGCAACGATCCGCTCGGCAGGCGCATCGAGCAGCGCAACGCGCCGACCATGTCCGATCTGATCGACCGCTACCTCAAGGAGCACGCGGTCAATCTCGCGCCGCGGAGTTTCAGCGATCGGACCTCGCTTCTGCGCAAGCTGGTCGAGCCGGAATGGGGC